ATCACATAACGGGTGAACGCAGTACCCTTCGGCACTTGGTGGGTAGCCTTGACGGTGATCGGCGAATGCGACTTCATGTTGGTCACGTCGGTCACCGGCTTCGCGGTGGCGATCGAAGCTTTTTGCTTCGCTTCAAGGCGTTTCAGATGCGTTTCAGTGGCCGCGATCTCATCGGTCAGGGTGTCGAACTCTTCCGACTCTGCGGCGTCCAGGGTGCGACCTTCCGCGCTGGTCATCAGCTCAGTCTGTCGCGCGGACTTTTGTTCCATTGCAGCTTGGAACGATTTGATTTGCTCAGCGATGTTCATATCTAGGCCCCCCTCGGGCTTCGGAGTAACGGGAAGTTTTTTCGTAACAGTTGCCGAAGCGCCGGCGGGTTTCGCAAGTTTTACGACAGTGAATTCCTTTTTGCCGGACGCGGCAGGTAATCCAACATCGAACGACTTGATTGTTTGAATCGTCGCATTCGCCTGCGCCGGAATGGTTACGGCGCTAAGCTCAAAAACTTCAGTTTGAATGTACCGCGTGCCCCAAGTGCCGGCGATGTTCTCCGACTCAAGAGACCGGAAACCGATCGACACTGCGCGGACCAGGCCTGCTTTGATAGACTGCCAGGCCTCTTCGATACGATCCTGCAGCGCGCCAGGCTCTTCGATCCGTGGCAGTGTTGCGGTAAAAGGTACGCCCTTCGCGGTAGGCTTGCCGAACTCAACCAGGCCGATAGGCTTATCGTGTTCGTGCTGCCACAGGAGCGGCAAAGGGTTTTTGTACTTCACACCGAGGGGCTCTACAACGTCGCCCACGCGATCCACTTCCGGGGTAGTCGCCCAGCCGGTAATCGTTCGAGTTTCCTCTCCGACCGCCTTAACCTCAAGAAAACTGTAGGCTCTGTTCATGTATACAGCTCCGGTAAATTACGCGCACTGTAACTCAAAGAAATAACATTTGAAACTTTTTGTGCGCTGCCGGTGGGTTGAGTGCCATCAGCGACACAGCGTTGAACAGGGCCATCAAGGGGTCGATCTTTGCACTGCCCGACGCCTGCTTGGTGATGAGGATCGAGTTTGCCCGCGGCTCGACTCGCGCATTACTCACGCACCAGGACATCAGCGGCTGCTCACCATGCTTCAGCTTCCCTTCGGCTAGGCGCCGCTCCGTGGTCTTGATAGCGCCGCCAAGTTTCCAGCCCTGGCTGATGCCGACGATCTTATCCTCTGGAATCGACCGCGCGACCAGTTCGTCGAAGATGGCGCCGATACCCACAGGGTCAACGCCGATCTTATCCATCAGACCCGATTCATAAACCCTTTCAACGATGTCGCACACCTCGGTTACGTCTTCCCCGATACGTTTTACTAGCACGAGATCTTTATCGCGGCTGAAGTCATGGAAGCGGGCCGCCTCTTGCTTGTTCCTGGCGAGTGCGGATGGGTGGGCCCACGCGCCGGCCCACGTAAGCCAGTTACCGGTGTCCTTTTCACGTCCGACCAGGGATAACCCTAGCAAGTCGTCTAGACCGCCGCCGTCGATCCCCACGTCGATGACCTCGCAGCGCTCTAGCATCGAATCTAGGGTAACCGTCTTGTCAGACTGCTCCTGCCAGAAGTCCGCGCCGGCCCAACGGTCCGAGCGCAGCGCCAGGCCGATCTCGACGTTTAAGTGCTTGGATAGAAAACCTAACGTGGATTCCTCCCCCGCTGCTTGAGCTTTGTCGAATTCCCTTTCGATGTACTCAGGATTTACGGAGTAACCCATGTTGGGGTTGGAAATGAAGAAGTTTTCTTTTTTACGATGAAGGCCCGCGTCAAGCATGGCTTTTGGGAATTCATACAGAATAGGCAGGAAACGATTGTCTTTGATTACCCCATCACGCACGTCTCTGGCGTATTGGAGCTTCTCCTTGAATACCCCGGCTGGCGGTTGATCCGACTGCGTAGTCAGGTAGATCACGAACCCTTCAGGGCGGGAAGCAAGACCGCCGGTAGCCTCCCTCAACATGTTGGCGGCGTGTGGATTTTTCCCCAGTAAGTGGAGCTCATCGACCAGGATACCTACGCCTTTAACACCGCCGACTGTATTTTGATCCGCGGTAACGATCTTTAAGGTTGCACCCGTTCCGCGATGGGTGATGGTCTTCAGATGCTCCTGAACATGGAGGATTTCTGAGAGCTCTTCATCGTGCTTCACCATGTCGCGGCAAGGGGCGAAGGCGTTCATTGAAACTTCTTGGGTCGGCGACAGGATCAAGAATTGCGCGGACTGGCGCCAATTGCGGATAAGCACCGTCAACATGATCGCCGCTGCAATCGTACTCTTCGAATTTTTCTTGCTCAGGCACATGAAAAAGTCTTGGATCTGTCGGCGCCCGCTGTCCGGGTCGTAAGAGCCGAAGAACGCCGAAGCGAAATCGAACACCCAAGGGGCGCAGGCTTCGCCCACGGTGGGGCTCCCGGCGGCGTCAACGATACGGAGCTGCTTCATGATCTCAAGCCCCGCTTCCGCCTCTGAGGGGAACAGAGGGGGGCAGGTTATAAGGGATTCACCTGCTACGATCCGGGTCTCCCAATCTTTGCAGGAAGTCGTAAAATTAGCATCCACGGGCGGTAACCTCGGTATAGAGCTCGTTCCATACTTCCGAAAAATTGTTTGGAAGCTTAGCGTTTTTCGACATGTTTTCTAATGCCCACATAGGACGCAAGTTAGATAAAGCCCAGCACATTTTGAATTGCAGGCTTTCAGGGTCATCAGCTTTGAAGAAGGAAACAGGAATTCGGTGGTCGCTATGAATCTCACTGCGCAGCACGTTATCCCACGTCATGCCTTCCTCGAAGTGAGATTCAATATGCGACACCAACTGCTCCGGGGTATACCCCACCAATTCAAACGTATTTCTACGGGCCTTACCTTTCTGCGTACCTCTTAGCATCTGTGTTATGCGAGAGCTCATACGGGTTTTTAAGTTGAACCATGGGAGGGTTGCCCTGCGCTTGCGCATCTTGGCGCTTTCCTTTAACCGCACCTCTTCGATGTTTTCTTCTCGCCATTTTCGCACAGCTTCGGTCGAAGAATAGCCCGCCGCACGATAGGCCTCGTTGGTTTCCTTAACTTTGGCCTTGTTCGCATCTCTCCATTTTTGTTGCCTCTCTTTTTGGTCGGCGCGCTCTCTGCGAATTGTGTCCTCGGTTTTCCTGCATGGACGGCATCGGGAATCAAGACCGTGGAGACCCATGTAGTGAGTGTCAAAATTTATAACCGTAGCGGCCAGGTTTTCGCCGCACGCTTTGCACTTTTTCGAGGGAGCGTTCGTGGGGTCTGGAATTGGATTGGGTTTAGCTTTCTTCGCGGCCGAGTAGGCGGCCGAGTAGGCCTTCTGGCAGGGTCGGCACTTCGGGCGCAACGTACCCGGGCGGCAGGTATTCGGGAGATAGTATTCCAGCGTTGCAGGTTTTGATTCTTTACAGGCTGGGCAGATCTTAAAGCGGATAGTAGAATTTTGTTCAGTCATGACGCACTCACGATGCCGATTGATAGAAACCCCACTCGTGTTAGCGCACAGTGGGGTTTTGCTATTCTACGCTTCCCGATTGTTAACGACAAGCTTGGGCGGCGCTGCGGCAGAAAATCTGCGATCGATTTTCTTCGGCTCTTCTTTCCCTTTGTCCCCCTTCTTTGCGTGCTCGAACGGCAGCAAAGCTTTCGCCGCTTCCAGGCGAGCTTTCACGCCGGCACCTGGCGTATTCATCAAAGCCTTGAGAAACACCTTGGGGTCTTCTGTTTCAGGAATTTCTACAGTGATCAGATCGGCCTCAGAGCCTTCCTCGGTCTCTTCATGCTTGGAGCTTGGTGCCGACTTGGTGCCTATACCAACAGCAGCTAGTGCGGCCACGATTGCGGGGTGTTTGCGCATACGGTGTCCCGCCGCTTTTGCGGTCTTCGCGCTTAGCCCCGCGCTGATTGCGGCCTGCTCGGGCTTTTCGCCACGTAGTGTTGCCTTAAAAAATAATTCCTGCTTCTCGTTCATCATGGCGGTGGGCCTGCGTGTTTTTCGTGTTTCCAGCGTAACACAGGTAACAGAACCCCATATTTGGCGCGATTGTCTGAACGAG